CCCGCCAAACTCTCCGTAACACGCAGCAACCGGACCAGTTGTAAAACTTTTGCCTCCGCCGTTAATAAAAAGCATACCGCCAGAAACACCACCGAACGAAGCATAATAAGTGCCTGCTGAGTTGTATGCTTTTAGAAAGTTATCCGTTCCCGTCATCTCTAATCTTGAACCGCTTGCAGAGGTACGAATCGTGCCGCCAGTTATCGTTACTCCAGTCACGCTTCCGGCTGTGATTGTGCCAAGGTTTGCGCTGATAGCACTTAGTTGTCCAACCTTCAACGCCGACAAATACGGCACATTCCAAACCGTGTTGCCTGTGGTCGGGCTAAAAACCCCATCACTTTGATAAACACTTTCACCTGCAACAATAGCGGGAGGCGTGGCTACCCAAACTGTGCCAGTACCCCAAGAATTATTAGGCGGAAATGTTATAGCGCCACTAGTTGTAATGGTTGCGGGTGTTGGGTCTAACGATGCGAGCGTCGTCTTGCTGTAACAGATTCTTGCTGACGAGCCTCTCGTTGCATAGACAAACTGAACAGACGACGATGAAATCTGAAATACTTGATTGCTTCCGTTTTTGTATCTGATCGGCACAGTAACGGTAGCCGATGTGCTCGACATAGCCGTTGGCACGGGGAACAGCGCAGACAGCCCAGACACCGTAGGGTTGCCAATTGTTATACCTGTTTTAACAATGTCGCCTGTGCCTGTCGTCGATGATCCGCCAATGCGCCAAGTGTTTGCTACGAAAGTGCCTGTCGCATCCGTTGCCGCTGTGACGTATTGAACCTGACCAAGTGTGCTTACACCGTTCAATCGAGTCACGGCTGCGCTGAAATCTGCCGTCGTACCGTCGAACGGTACAAGAACGGATGATGGGGAAAATGAACCTACGAAAGCGTTAGTGCCTGCGTTGCCAGTTGGACTCCAATTAAACACAGCGGTCGATGGTGACAAGGTAGACTGTGCAATGTCATTGCCGACTTTAAATGCAAAATAATAATTTCCTGTTGGCAGCGATATATCGTCAAAATCAAATGTAGCGCTTGGTGTAAGCACGTTTGAATTGCTCAATACTTGCGAGTCTAACAATGCCCATTGATCTGGCGTAGGCGATGCGGTTAATGTGTAGTATAAAAAAACAGATGTGACTCGACCCGTTGCCGGAATAGTGCATCGAATATCAAAATTAGGCACAACAGCATCTGGAAAAGCGTCAACAACACTAGGCGCAGACAGCGCACTGAAATACCCACCAGATACGATGTCGGTGTTGCCTGCGGGTGCGTACTGGTCAATGTCAAAATTGTCGTAGACTTGGGCGTTGTACTCAGCCAGTTGAACCTGTGCGCCAAGGTTGCCATCGGGCAGCGATACCTCTTGAACTTGCATAACCCTGAATAATTTATTTGTCCAACCGTAATAGCTGTTAGTGACGCTTACAACGTCTCCTGCGTTCGTTTGAATACCGACATAGGTAGTCTTGAAACTTACGTTTAAATCCTCTCTGGCTTGCTCTAATAGCCTGTTAGCAAGGTATAAAGCCTGAACGCTGTTATTGACTAGGTCATAGTTAACGTTTGACTTATTGACTGGCTCGTTTGGATATAACAACCCGCTTGGCACTTCGAGAAAAGCATAGTCGTACTGATCTCTATTCGTAGCGTTTGGAAACTTCGCTTCAATCTGATTGATTGATCGAGTAATGTCAATGCCGCCAACCGTAATTGATCCGATGATGTTGCTGTCGTCAAACGCAAAAGATGAGCCTGTCGCTTGGTTGATGCTGACTGCCCACTTGCCACTCGGTGCGTCATAAGTCATCCACGAATCGCAGGCGGTCATAATCTGATCGACGTTTTGCAATACGTTTTGATTAGTGTCTAGCACTCCGTTAATTCGGTAGCGTGGTTGCGTTTGTGGCGTGCCGCTGTAATCGTTAAACGTAATCGTTTGGTCTGAGTAAGTATTAAGTGCGGTTGCGTTTGTGTAGTCTACAAACGCAGGATCAACAGCACCGCCGTACACGGCATTTGTCATGTAGTCGTACCAGACATCCCCAGGCTTTGCTACGCCTGTTCCTCGCAATGCGTGCTTTGCAAAAAACGTAACTGGCTGTAATTGAGTTGTCTCTGCGTCACGGTTATAAACTAGCTTGATGATGGCAAACGCTAGACCGTTCATTTGGCGACCGGATGCTGCCCACTCTAAACCAGAAGGCAATCCGTTTGCGGCGCTCATCAAGTTTTGCGGTGTTGCTGCCCCTGCACTGTTGCCGTTTACGTCTAAGTTTGTAATAACGCCTGCGGGAGTTGATCGAAATAAATGGATATACAATTTGCCTGATATTTTTTGATCTACGTTGCCTGCACCGTCTGTTAATCCTAATACTCTCGCTCGTTCAAATGTATTGACTGAAGTTGTGTCAAACGTGCATAGCCTGTCGCCGTAATAAAATTTGGTTTTGTCAAATGTAAATTGCCCGTCTGGGCTAATGCAACTTATCCCCATCACGTAGTACATGGTCGAGCCATCTGTCGTCATCACTGCGTCAACAAATTTGCCGCCGATGTATGCGTCACCGTAAATGATTGGTATTGATCTAGTCGTGTCTGGCGGAACTTGAATTCTTACGCCTGAATCCTCGGATGAATTTGACGTGTTGCTTGGCATCAATATCTTACTGATGACAAACGACACAGCCATGTTAATTGCAAAGGCAACAGCCATACCCGCCGCAGACAAAGCACCAGATGCAACAGTCAATCCTATTGAAACTGCGATAGTTGCGCCAATGGCGTAGGCATCAACAGCAAAGGTTACGCCCGCAAGCAATACAAATAATTTAAACATTATTGAATCCAGTTTTCGTCAAGTTTTTTAAAGCCAAACTTATCGTATTTTATTTCGGGACTTGTGACCATTTTTGCCATTGTGAAATACTTGATGCGCCCTGATTGTTTTAATTCGTTGCCAAAATCTACGTATGATTTAAGCAGCCTGTAACCAATGCTTGTGTTTCTAAATTCCGGCTTAACGTACCAAGCCAATTCGTAAAGTTGCAAAGTTTTGTCACACCAAACAGATGGCGAAATTAAACCCATAATCAAACCTTTGCCTTGCTCGATATAAATAACGCCTGCGCCTGCAATGATCGTATCCAGTAGCCGATGCCAATAGTCTGGATTGTTAACTTCTCTCAATGCCTCAATGTCGCTTTCATTTTTAAACTCAATCATCAAATTTATAATGTCTTGTTTGTCAAACTTGTTTGCCTTTCTAATCACCACCGCTGCCCCCAACGCCTGCAACTTCGCCCGTGTAATCTGGGTATGCTTCATTAGTTCCGGCATCAGACGAATCGGACTGTCCGCCGCTGATTGGTTTTTTGCCAAAGTCGAAATACGTTGATGCAATAATTGGGACTCTACTCATGCTCGTGTCTGCGGGATAAAAGAATTGCCAACTAGATTCGTTTGTACGAACCCCTGTAATTCTGTTTTCAAGTACAAATCGCATTGACGAACATGAGGCTACCGCCGTGGCTATTCGTGTGCGTAGATTCTCGTTGTAATCTTCGTTGATTGCAAAATTTGAAACGATGCCTTGGTATCGCTTAAAAAACTGCTGCGTTGGCGTTGTGATAATTTGATTGTTTGCATCGAGAAAGCCACGCCAAATCTCGACGGTGCTGCCTTTAATGTTGTTGCCAAGGATTAGCGCAATATTTGCGGGATCAATTCCCGTCAACATTAACTTTAAATCGTAGCTTGTTGCCTTTACGTCTTGCTGTATCTCGCCGATGCCAAGCAGACTACCTAGACCAGTAAACGTGATGCTGTTAACCGTAATGGGTGCGGCTGCGCTACAAAATGTATATGTAGCGTCTGGTGTGGTCAGTCTTACAAACTCGGCATATTTAATCGAGGTCGCATTAAGCGCAGTCATTGTCGTGGACATTTTTTTCCTTTAATTTGCTACGTTTTCACGAAACACAAATGCGCCATCCCATTCTACAAAAGCACCGTTTGTCATGGGTTTAAGCGTATAGGTTGGACATTGTTCAGCGACTACATTGAACGTTACGTTTTTGCCTAGCGTGACCACAGCACCGCTTGATGGTGTGCCGATAAGTGGTCTGTGAATGTTAACAGTCGCCGTGGCTGCATCGGCTGTGACTTTATACACGTAGCCCCCAACTTGAATAAAATCACCCGCTAACAGTGTTCCGTTTTTTGTAATGTTTAAAGTCTGCGTGTTTGCCGCAGGCGTGGATGCAAGCGTGGCTGTTGTGGCTGTGCCTTGCAATTTAGTGAACCATTCTAGCGTTGCTGTGTTGAACGTAATGTTTTGTGCGTTTTGTCGGTCAGCGTTGTCGATGCTTTGGATGACAGCACGCACTTGCGGATAATATAAATAATTATTCGGCGTGACAGTAAACACCCAAGGCACAGACGTTAAATATTGAGCGACTCTAAGTTGACCAGAGCGACTAACTTGTTGACCGATTGTCCGACGATTATTGACCGTGAAGGTTTCGTGAATGTCTAAGATTGTTTGGAAACTCATGCTCTACTCCGGCTGTTATTCAACCCTTTATTTGCGTATTGATTTGCAGCCCATACCGCCCGTGAACTGCCGTAAATTCTATCTTCAAATGATTTTGTATCAATAGCGTCGATGTAATTATTGGTGATGTTAGTAGTGCCGCCCATCATATCGCCAATATTATTATTAGGAATTATTGTTCCTGATCGGCTAGGAAAGAAAAGTTCAGCGCCACGTTCGCCTACAATTGTCGGACTGTTAACCGTGCCGCCGTTGGCTCTCACTGGAAACGACAATGCGCCTGCGCCACCTTCTAAACTGCCTGCGCCAAATGTTGTCCCAGAAATGCCTGAGTTTTGCATACCGCTGAACATCCCGCTAATATCGCCCGCTAAAGGATTGTCTACTGACCCGCCAACTGAGCCACCGATTGCGCCTGTGATAGCTTTGATCCCCATCCGAAATAAAGCCATCGTTTGCATTTTTAATTCAATCTTAATTAAATCTTTAATAATGCTTGTGGCAAAATCTTTAAACGAAAACTTGCCGCTTTCGACAAACTCGTCAATCGCTCTGCCCATTGCGCCCGTTATCGCTTGGAACATATCCTTGCCAACGGTAGCGTAGTTTTCTGCATCCTCTGCGTACTGCCGAAATGCTTTATTCCAACCGTATTCAAAAGTCTGCTGTGCCGCAATGGTTGACTCTTGTTGCTCTCGTGCAAGTTCTTCGTACTCTTTTCCAAGTCGGTTAACAATTTCAATTTGTTTATCGTATTCAGCCAAGACTTCTTCGTTAGCACCACGACCCGCTGCGGCTTCACGCTTATCGCTAATGTCTTGCAGTTTTTTACTTGTTGAATTTAATACTTCATTAACTGCCTCTTGAATTTTTCGTTCGTTGTTAGTCATGCCTGCAAGTTGCTCTTTTATTTTAAGCATCTCAATCGCATGATCTCTTTCTCGCTCGTACTCACCAGATAGCAGGCTTGCAGCCTTGAGCATATTGGCTTGTTTTTCTGCTTCCTTTTGTGCCGCTAAATCCGTGGTCGTCATTGACGGGGCATCACGCTTTGCAGGCGGAAAAGTAATCTTTGCCCAATCAACATCCATCGGTGCGGCTTCACGCAAAAGCCTTGCATCTTTTACTGCTTGTTGAACTGTTTTTGTAATGTAAGTTGCATTTTTATCATTGATTTTTAAAAAAGAATTGGTAAATGTTTCTGCTAATCTTTGGCGCTCTGCTAATTGATCTTTAAAATCTTTAAACATACTTTGGTTAGGCGTAAATAATTTGTCCATATTGCTAGGACTAAATATATTTACCGCCTCGTACAGTAATCCAACGTCTGCTGCAATTGCTCTAATGCCGTTTGCCAACGCAATAACAGTGCGAACCGCTGCCACGGCAACATCGGCAACGTGTGCTAGACCGATAGCAAAATTCTCTGCCCACTCAACCATGTCAAGTGCTGCAAGCTGCGTCATCTCATCACGCATTTTGTCCGATTGAATATATGCGTCAAAAAATGATTTTGTGATGTTGTTTAATGTTGGGAGTAACCCTTCGACAAATTTATTGATTAAGCCTTGAGTGATTGCGTTGAGTCTAGTTAAACTATCGTTAAATTCTTCTGCGGCTTTTGCTGTTTCTGTTGAAATGGTTTTATGAAGTTTTGCGGCTTCATCTGCCATTTGCTTTAAACCATCCGCCCCCGAATTTAGCAAAGGGATCATTTGTGCGCCTGCTTTGCCAAACAAAGCAACGGCTAACGCTGTCTTGCCTGCGCCATCTTCAATCTCTGCAAATTGCTCTGCAATAAGAATCATTGCATCGTCAGCGTTGGCAAGTTCTTTGACGTTGATACCTAACGCCTCGAACGCTTTTAAAGCATCGCCTGTGCCTTGTTTTGCCTCGCTTAAACCTTTGCTTAACTTGACCATGCTTGCGGTCAAATCCTCTTGGCTAACGCCTGCTAGGTTTGCGGCATAACTTAAAGCAGACAGGCTCTCAACGGTCACGCCTGCCATTTGCGACTGCTTGGCTAACGCATCCATATTGTCGATGGATTGCTTTGTAAGGTAGGCAATCCCAGTGGCGGCGGCTACTGCTGCCAGACCAATGCGAGGCAAAGCCTTTTCGAGCTTTTCAATACCTCTCATTGCACTCGCAAGCCCAGACTGGAACTCTGCGGTATTTAATCCAAGAACTACGCCAAGCCTTGCGATATTTGCCATGCTATGTACCTTTAAACAGACTCTGCGGTGCGTTTGGACTCATCATTGCAAACGCCAATAGATTTTGACTTGCTTGGTCTTTCTTTTCTTGTTCTGTTTGTGGCGGGTACAAATAATCGTAAGCGTGCGGGATTATGTCTTTCAGTGTAAATCCTGTTCGACCTTTCGGCAAAACTTTATTAAATTGTCCTGCTGTCAACGTGCCTAAAACTTCGAGTATTCCAAGGTTGCCAATTAGTCCCGCATGAAACATGACCGCAATGTCGGAAAATGTTTCTTCATCTACGGTCGCAGGGTCAGTCCCGTGGGCAGTCAAATACGCCTTTACTTGCCTACGGACTGACCGGATTACTTTCCCTTAGTGTTTGAATAGCTTGGGCTTACGGTTTCTCCAATCAATTCCATCATTTGTAACTGAATGGCAAACGGAAATAACTCGTCTACCATTTCATAAGTAATCGTAGACATATCAAAATCAATTTCTTCTGGCACTAAAAGTCGCATCATTTCGACCACTCTTGCTTGAATCAAAACTTTACTTTTTGCTGCTTCACGGATTGATTTGCCTTCAATCAAAACATCGTTTTCAGTAATCTGAACCGTGTCGCTTGGCTCTGTAAAACTTTTGGACATCTCTTTATAGTATTGTTCGATCAGCGCCTCATCGGGCGTTTTAAGCCGTTCAAACATAGCGTCTGATTCAGCGGTCAACGGGACTTTAACTTTAAACGTATGCCCGTTAAATTCAAACGAGCGAATACGCAATAAGTCTTTGTTTAATTTAATGCCAAACGCATTTGAAAAATTGCTCATGTCTTGACCTTTTTAAGTTGTTTTGCTTTGTATTTTTCTAAACTAAATTTTAATGACTCGCCTAAACTGCCTGTTACTGTTGTTGCGCTGCCTTCTAATGCGGGAATTAAAAAAGGTTTTTTGCCAAGTTTTGCTGTGCCAAATTCCATTGCTGCGGCTCGTTGATCTGCGCTAATAACATCTTTGCCTTTTATGTTTTTGACAAGATAACTGTACGCTTGCTGTTCGCCTGTTTTAATATTTTTAAATGATTTTTGTGCTAATTTTTTCCCTGATGCTGTGGTTACTAAACCAATAACAACATCGGTAGATTGTATATATTTTGAACGTTGATCTTTTTTTGATGGTTTGCGAGTTTCTTTTTGCAAACTTGCAGATAAAGCACCTGTGTCTTTTGGAACTGCTGACCGTGCCATTCGTAATACTGTGTCCATTGATTTATTTACAGCATTACGCATAATGTTTGATGCATCTTTTGCGCCAAAATCTTTTTGTATTTGTCGGAACAATTCTTCGGTTTCTTTGAAACCTTCGAACTCGACTTTAAAGACCGTTGCCATTGGAGTCGCCCCTAATAATTTTTTGATAGATTAAATTATTAAGTCTGATGACGTAATCGGTGACTTGTTCGGGAGTCATCTTGTCAGCGTGTGCCGCTGCGATTTCATGGGCAAGATTAACCCCTGTGATTTTTTGCTGCACAAATCCGAACCATCGTTTAGTTTCCACGGATTGTGCAAGCAAATATTTAATTAACTCTTTGTTCGTCTGCTTGGTTTCGACAGATTGGACTAAGAGGTAATCGAGTAATTCTTGGCTGTTTTGTATTGTCGTTGTCATTTTATTTTTTAGGCTTTGGCGGAGGTGTGTACGGATTGTATTTTGCAAGACAGCGCAAGCAAACCGCCTCCACGCTGTCAGGCTCAGCCGCTTGTAACGCAGCATCTACTTCTGCGGCATCCACAGAGCAGCCCTGCGCCACTAAATCAAGCGACTGGTATGTAGATGACAGAAGTTTAATTGCAGCGGCTAGGGTCATGTGTTGTTACTCCATCCGTATTGATTGCCACGAGGATGAATCGTAAACACGCACTTGGCTTCAGCACCAACTTGAGCATCAATTTGGAACTGACTAACTCGACCATTGAACGCATACGCAATGGTGTTTGTACCGTCAACCGCAGCAATAACAAAAGTACGATCAATCACGCCTGAGTAAGCATCGCCACGAATCAACAACAGACCCGCATCAGATGGATTCCACGCTGATGTAATCGTCAAGCTAGTCGGTGCTGACTGCGTTGGAATTTTGTCAGACTGTCTACTGCCTGCAATACCGAAACTTGCAACAGCGTCATCCTGCCCAAATGCGGGAACAGCCTCAACGGTCAACGGTACGCCTGATGCGCCTGTACCGTTTGCAATTGTGCCGACTAGCGTAGCAACTTGCGCTGTCCAGACAGACAAGTTTGCAGTTGAAAATGCGGTTGGTGTTGCGCCAGATTGCATCCACAACGATGCGGCAAAGCCAGGCAGAATTTTATTAGGGAGTGCCATGATTTAACCTCGTTATGCGTTGTTAGACCAACCGTACTGGTTGCCTCTTGGGTGAACTGTAAAAACGGCTTTTGCCTCTGCGCCGACCTGTGCATCAATTTGAAACTGTGAAACTCGCCCGTTGAAAGCGTAATAAACAATGTTCGCACCGTCAACGGCAGAGATAACAAACGTGCGATCAACAACACCAGAGTAAGCGTCACCACGCATTAAAAGCAATGCGGCATCAGATGGATTCCACGGTGCTGTAATTGTTAAAGACGTTGGCGCAGATTGAGTAGGAATCTTGTCCGACTGTCTTGAGCCTGCTACGCCAAAAGACGCTACTGCATCGTCTTGACCAAAGGCAGGCACAGCCTCAACGTTGACCAGATTGCCGATTACAGCGATTGGTGCAACGCTTGCAACTAATGACAGTTGCGTCACGGTTAATGGCGTAGGCGTAGCTGTTGGTTGACAGTAAAGTGCCGCAGTAAATCCGGCTAATATTTTATTTGGGAGTGCCATCTTGAATTCCTTTTAATAAATTAAAGTTTTCTGTCTTATGTTGGCACATCAATTACGCAGTCGAGAATTACTTGCTGCAATCCAACTTCGTTGTCGTATGTGTTGTAAAGCCAGTCTACGTCTGCCTTGGCAATGTAAAACCCTGATGCACCGCCAAATTGACCACTGTAACCATGCAGAGATTGTAGTATCGAATTGCTGATTGACAAAGCATCTTGGAATTGCTGAGTGAATATTGATATTTGGAAAACTGGTCTATCAATACCCTTGTTGTTTTGGTTTTGCCCCGTATAAACAGGCTGATGAATGTTACGCATATTCCAAGTTAAAAACTTTGGCTCTGTTGCCCAGTTTCGATTGAAGTTTGCATAGACAGGCACAGGCGTAACGATGCTTGCCAGTTGGTACTGGATAGCGGCGGCATAGACGGATGGATTCTGTTGACTCATACGGGGGCGCTTGGGTCGTTGCGGTAACAAATAAAAGTAATGCTCATTCTGTCATCACTCTCGTATACGTCAGTAATGCGCCAGTCTAAATTGCGCCAATTAAACGAATGAAGATTCTGATTATCGACAATGCTTTTAATGTTTGGCGTGTAGTTAAAAGTGAAGTCTGCTAAATCTGAATAAACACGATACCGTTCGGAGATCCGCAGGCTGTTGTGTACATCTTTAACTTTTGCTCGTGAAGTAAACCACGGAGTTATAGTCGTAGTCTGTTCACCGTACTGGCTTGTGCCGTTCGTGACGTTGTTAATAATGACGTTCTCGTAACGGGCAATTGCCATTACATCACCAGATTGCATGAGTTAACCCAAGCATACTTGCCTTGCTTTGGTTTAGATTTAAGAATGTAATCAATACTACCCATTGGTATTTGCAACTTATTGCTTGCATCTAACCAACTATCGTAAATAATGTTGTTAATTTCAATTTTTTGTTTATGTGCTTTAGCATTTTTTTGTTTATGTTCTTTTGTTTTTGCAACCCCACGAACAAACTTCATTGTTTTTTCTATGGATTCTTTTGGCATTTTTTTGCCTTTCATGCCAGATACTCGACCAATTAACGCTTTTGTCCTGTTTGCAATATGCTGTAAAGATTGCGGTTTGCCTTTTAAATGTGCGCCGGAAATTTCTCCGCCACCAATAGCAATATTCCATCCAATGCGTTCTTTTGATCTTAATTTTTTTTCTATTTGCAAACAATAATTTTCATCTGCAATTAAAATTATTTCTTTAATTAAATTTTCCCACCCGTATTTACGAATTGCTTTATATAAAGTTTGTTCTTTACCTGTTTTAGCACAAGATTTGTGAGAAAACATTCTTTGTTTAAAATCATGTGCAATACCAACATAACCATCAATGGTTACGTCAGTTTGTTCAGGTAAGTGAATCCAATATATATACATAATCAAAAAACAAGAGGTTTGTAAGGTCTAAGTAATTGATCTACGCCAAACGGAATGTCACGCAATGCTGCCGCCGTGGTGTTGCTGCGATTGTTGTAGATGTGAGTTAACAACAAAAGCCCTGCCTGTTTAATGACAGGATATTGACCAATTGGGTTCCCGTTGCAGGTATACGTCACCATGATCGGGTTCGTATTGTAATTATTGATCGATTCCGGCAATCCAGTAACAATAACTTTGTTGCCTGTCGGGTCGTACCAATAAGTTGAACTTGCCATTGCAACCACTACGGGCGGTGTTGCACCGTTGTAGTATTCAACAGCGTTAATTGTTACGCCCGCTTGCCCTTGAAAAGATTGCGACACCGCAGGCAAATCCAAGCTAATTTCTGTCCCGCCCATGCCGTTAAACGTGCCATAGTAGACCTTATAGGTTGTATCGCAAATAGACATACCAAGGTAATCCTCGACAGCCATGCGGGTAGCCAATTCAATACTTGTTAGGTATACGTCTTGGCTCTCATCTTCAAACAAATTAAGTTGCTGCGTGATTTCTTCAAGCGTAAGCCATTGGGTAGAAATGTCACGGCTAACCTGTTCAACTTTTTCAAAATTAAACGGGTTGCGGCTAGTGCCTAGATACGGATTTCCTGACAAGCTATCGAGAGGCATAATTTAATCCTTAAATGCCGATTAGACGAACGCCTGCAAAAACATCACGGATAGTGCAACAGACACGTTTTTCAGCAAACAGATAAATAAAGCCTGCCTGTGTTTGATCGAATCGTTTGATGCTCATCAATTCGTTGTCGGCAATCGTAAAGAACTGCGACCACTCTGCAAGGTAGACTGGATGACTGCCAACGCCTGAAACATCCATGTACGGGTTTGGAATAACTGGATGACCAAAAATATACAAAACTGCGCCGCCATCTTCGCTACCTAGTTCAATAAAATTGTTTTTTGTTGTTGAGGCTTTTAATAATCGAAATGCTTGAATCGTGGTCGGGTGCATCATCCACGCAGTTGTATCTTTGTAAAGATATTGGCTAGGCAATGCGGCTTGCAGATTAACTAGATCATCGTAGCCTAGACCGCCGCTGTGCGTGTGGTTAACCTCTAGAACCGTGTGTAAGCCGTTTGTAATCGCCGAGCCACTAGTTCCAAAGGCTGCTGCGGTTGTTGAGCCTGCGTAGCTGTTTAAGCCTCGCACGCCACTCGTTGCACCGTAGTTAACTGTAGTGCTTCCTGCTTGGTCATTATTGAACATCATCGCAAGTGATTCTTGCTGTGCGAATTCAAGCATTAAATCTGAAACGATAGATTCTTCAAGATTGTTAATGTCTGATAGCACGGCGGTACGGATTGGTACGCCTGCGTTAAGAGAGCGTACAGGCAATTGCCAAAATGAAGTCGCAATGTTTGGCGAGCCTACGTTGTTGTTGATGGGGTAGCCCCAAGGGTTGTTTGTGCTGTTTTCGATCAGCGTAGCGTTACCAGTTTTCACTACAAACGCTTGATCTGAACCGATTGTTTGAATGATGCGTGAACCGTCACGCAAAGGATTGTGTTTTCGTTTTGATGCAAACGCATCATCATAAATAACTCGACCACCGACACCAGAGCCAGAGCCGATAAGCACCGAGGCTTCTTTCAGATTGACTGTCGCTTCGCCGTCTAGCAGGGCTTTTTTTACTGACTCAAGAATGAGGCTCATTTTGTGGTTTCCAAATAAATTAAACAGTTCGGGAGAGGTGTTTTAAGCCTCCCCCGAATTTACTTAGTTTGCAGTGCCAGTAGAGCGATAACGAACAATTGCGAATGGATCAACAACAGAAGTTGCCAAGCGTTTCTCACCGTAAAAGGTGAG